TGCATCTTTGGTACTTCCACACCATTGCAATAAATCAAAACGGAATTGTTCTTTATCCGATAAACAATTATATTTCTGTATCTCCATTTTTGTATATGCTTTATATTGTTTAACTAATCTTCTTTGTACCACGCCCACGCTGCAAATTTCGCATCTGCCACTATCTCATCAGTAATAAGCGGCTCGATTTGATTTACATACGCCCATAAGATAGGTAACTGTGGTTCCTGGGTTTCGGCTTTGCCCCAATCACATTCAGCCGGAACGACGTTACTATGGTGAAACGTCACTAATCGGCAAAGCGGATATTTTCGTTTGCCAACCTTGAAAAGTAAATATATTGGCACATTCTTTTTAGGGGCCTCGGTCGCCTTATGCCATTCTACTTTGATGTCTATTGTTTTGCTTTTTGCCATATTGCTTTATTGTTTAATCTTTTAGATAATATGGGGTGGTGTACCCTGCACCTTTGAGCGGCAAATCTTTGCACCACGGTATAGGCTCGCTAAACAAAGCCTCAACCATCGGTAACGTCTGGCCTTTCGTAGCCTCAACGATGATCTCATCGTGTATATGGAAAACTACGTTTAACCCTCGCTGCTCGGCTCTAAGTATCACACAACCTAATATGTCACGTGCCGTAGCCTGTACGATGTTCTCGGTTAGCTTACCGCCGTAGGTTCTCAATTTTCCCCACTTCTTCGTTTTTTGGTTCAAACCCTCATACTCGATAATTTCGTGGTCGCCTCGCCAACCGTCGTTTGTCTCGATTCCAACCTCCGTGCGTGGGTAACAAATAGTCCTGCCACTTGGTAGGGTAATTAGTAACATACCCCAACGATAACCGATTACGATACCTTGTTGTATTGTTATGCTTCGCCCTGTCTTAATGGCTGTGATAGCTGCCTTTTCAACGGTACGCCATAACTTAACGATATGTGGGTTACTGTCTCGCCACTTGTTTACGATGTCTTTTTCCTCGGATTCTGTTAATCCCAACTTCTTACCGCCCATCGCTTCCAATGCCGATACACCGCCATTGTAGCCCAAACCCAAAACGGCTACTTTGCCTTTTGGTCTTAAATCTCCGTTGGGGCCGTGCTTTTGCACTGGCACACCAAACATTTTGCTTGCAGTCTCACAATAGATGTCGTGCCCGGCTCTGAAAGCGTCCAATACCCATGTTTCCCCGGCTATCCATGCTATCACACGTGCCTCGATCGCTGAAAAGTCGCATACGTGGAACGTGCAACCGGGCTTGGCTATGAAAGCGGTACGTATCAACTCGCTAAGTACTTGGGTAACGTTTCCGTAGTTCATTTCAAACTCTTCCAAATCACCCTGCTTTACCAAATAGCGTGCATCATCCAGACTTTCCAGATGGTTTTGTGGTAGGTTTTGCAACTGCACCAAACGCCCTGCCCATCTGCCTGTACGTGCTGCACCGCAAAACTGCAACAAACCATGTACTCGGCTATCCTTGCAGACACATTTTTGCATAGTTGTGTACTTCTTATTAGAAGTCTTACCCATTTCTCTACGCAAAGCCAAAACTTTCTGCACCTTGGGCCAATACTTAAACTGTACCTCGTAGTCGTCCAAATTCTTTTTGTTGAGGCTATCAATAGTAAACCCGGTGTTCTCGGATATGTATTGTTTAATCTGTCCGGGGCTATTGGGGTTACTCATGCCTGTAAGTTTTCGGGCTTCTGCAAATAGCTCATCTTTGTATAGCTCATCAAATCGGGCGGCATTGTTTACCAATACTTGGTCTATCATCACGCCACGGTCGTTAATGTGCTGATCGGCTGTGTACAAATCTTCGTCAAACTCTGGTGCTTCCAATCTCCTGACCTTTTTTAAGATGGCTTGCTCTACGTCCACGTCTCGGATATTGTAGGCTTTGAACGTTGCCCATTTGTCGGGCGCATCGCTCGGCTTGTGCCGGATCATCTTTGTTATGCCCTGTTTGGTTTGCTTGTTCGGAACACTAAAGTATCTTATCAGGGCTTTACCCTCTGTCATCTTTCTGTCTTCCAGTTTAAGCACCTCACCACATTGAGCCAACGAAAGCGGCAAACCCATTCTGGCGGCTCTTACCATCGTACATCGCCATTGTCTCGGGTCTAATCGCCCTTTGATGCCTAAATACACGCCGATACAAATACGCTCAAAAGCTGCATTGAAAGCGGTCTTTATTACCTCGGGGTCGGTTAATGCTGCTTTGATGTCCGGCGGCAAAGTTTCGCCGCTTGCAAAGTCCACACATTTCGCCGGACCACCGTCCACGCTATACCCAAAAAGCAATATGGTAAAGTCTTCGGCTTCCACGTACTTGTAAACGCCACACTCGGTTAGGTCGTTGCTACTATATGTTTCGATGTCTATGCCTAATTCTTTCATACGCTTTGTTGTTTGATTACCTCGGCGGCTTCCTCTTTCCACCGCCGGGGGCTACTACATTAACATTTTATCGTAGAGAAAAAAGCACTTTACAAATCGTCGTCGTCCTCGTCGTCGATGCCGTCCAAATCGCCAAAGTCGCTTTCGGCTGATACTCTGCCGCCAAAATGGTCGTCGTCCTTGAACTTCATAATGTTGTTGAGGCCGCACGCTACGCCCTTGTTGCCGCTCACGTCGTAGCCGTAGAAAGTTACCGACACAATCGCCCAAACGCCGCTGTAAACTTCTTCTTCGTCCACAATAGGCACTTTCTTTCGATCAACTACGCCTGGGCGTGTGTTGCTCTTGGCGTTCACATAGTAGTGGTCTTCGTAAACCTCATCGTCCTTTTCGTCACCGTCACGCAAAGCCATATCAAGTTTTTTAGGCTCTTTGCCTCCCCACTTTGCTACGATAGCGGCTTTCTTAGCTGCCTCAATCGCCTTTTTGATGGCCTCGATAGTCTTCTTTTCAGACTTCGGAATCAAAACGTTAGTCATATACTTGCCTTCTCCGCCATCTTCTGGGGTGTACTTCTCAAATACGTGGGTGTAACTAAGGCGGCATGGGCCAAAAATTACCTTAGTGTCATTAACTACTTTAGGGTCTATCATAATTGTATGAATTTAAAATGTTAAACTTAAATGTCTTTAAAATCGTCTGCGGCCTGATTAAACGCCGGGCGTTTATCTGATTCGGGCACTAACGTTGGTTTGCCTTGTGGCTTGTTGATGTACTCGGCGCAAATTGCACCAAAGCGTTTCTTACCAATGAGCTTCTCCAAATCGGTAATACTTCGTAGCTCGGTAGGCTTAATGTAGGCTTCTTTTGCAAAGCCCTCTTTGCCTAAAAGTTCCATCACGGCGGTTGGGTTTGTTATCTTTCTGATACTGCGCCCCTCAACGATTTTGAAACCTTGATACTGTACGCCACTTAATGCCTGTTCCAAACTGTACTCCTCAACTCCAGTTAGCCACGTTTTGAACGTCGAAAGCAAAGGTAGTATAGTGCTTTCCATTACTTCCTTGCTAATCTTACGTGGGTCTGGGTTGGCTTGCTGTGCCTCGATACACATAGACGATAGGGCTTTGCAGTTTGCTTTAACCTTGCAGAACTGACACCAATTGCCCGGCTTTTGCTTACCTCCGGCATAGGCTTCGTTGGCTTTTGGTTGCAGCTCATCGACTGCCCAATTAATGAGGTCGGCGGCATCTAACTCGAACTCCGAAAGATTATCAATACGTGGTTGTACGATAGTCATGCGTACCTTACGTATGTCGTACTCAAAATTAAATAAGTCCCATGCGCCCAAAGCGTAAATCGTCATTTGTGGATTTTCCACGGCTGACACCTTTACACCCTTGCCATACTTAAAGTCGATAACCTCCATCACACCATCGGCGATAATGATAGCATCCGACGTGCCGAAAGCATCAGGCACATAGTGACTAAAATCTAACTTGACCTCAACCAATAATTGTGCGTCCCTGGTCTTAGCTCGGGCGGCGTTGAACTTTTCCAGTACGATAGTCTTGTACGTATCGGTGTACTCGTCCATTTCGCCACTGTGGTACTGCTCGTCTAACTGCGCTATCTCGGCTTTTTCCTCATCCACAGACAAACCCAAAAACTCTTTCAGTTTCTTGGCGCAATAGGCGTGGGCTAACGTTCCCTCCTCTGCAAAGGTGCTGCCCTTATCCTCCACGTCTTTTTCCAGAAGTGGGGCGGCGGTACAATTCATCCAACGATGTGCCGCACTTGGTGATAATAAAGCGTGTTTACCTGCCATAATTGTATATGCTTAAATGTTGTTATTAAAATGGGCAATTTGAACCGATCGTGCCGTCTTCCATTATCTGTAAACCGTTGCACTGCTCAATGAAATCTGCAATCTTATCAGGTGGCAAAGCACTCGGTTTTTCAGCACCTAACAAAGCGGCTATGTTCTTGAACTGTGCCGTTAATGGCTTGTGATACTTCTTGTATGCCTCGCCGTTGGTGTTCTCCTTGTAGTCTTCGCCCTCGATACGCTGACGTGTTACGTGCATAGCCGCCCTAACGTCTTCGGCGGTTAATGGCTTCTGCTCTGCCTCTGCCTGGGCTTTGGCCTGGCCCTCATTCTGTGGGGCGGCTTCCTCGGCTTTGGCTTTTTCCTGCTCGGCAACCTGCTCACCGTTGGCATCGGCTTCGTTGGCTGCTGCCTCCTGCTGTTCGTCTCCGGCTGGCTCCTTGGTAGGCTCCGGCTTGTCGGCGGCTGCGTCCTCTTTCTTCTTTCTGCCTCGCTTGTTAGTAGGCTGTTGAGGCTGTGCCGGGGCGGTGTCCTCTGGCTTGTTATCTACTTGTCCGTTTCCGTTGAGTGCTTCCTCGGCGGTCGGCGCAACTGTTGGTCGGTGGCTCAAAATGGCATTTACCAAAGCCACGATTTCGGGTGTTACACCCAAATTGACCTGTACGTTAATACTAAAATCTGTTTTCATCTTTGTATATGTTTAACGATGTTACTTATCTTCGTTGATGTACTCCAATAGCTCATCTATCTTTCTGTGTTTCGCAAACCATACGTACAAACGTATGTCGATATATGCGAGTGCTACGGCTGTAAACTTGGAATAGATCACTAACTCCCAATAGTTGGGGTTATCATTGTGTGGCATCCCAATCAGATTAAAAAAAGCGATAAAGGCAATAGCCATCATTAGCCAATAACGCCAATTCTCCATTACTTTTTTCATACGGCTTAATTTTTAAAGATACATTGATTTCCAACACTTGATTATTTCCGCCCCCGTAGTGATTAAGCCTTTTCCAGCTTTTCTAACTCTGAACTTAATAAGCCCATCGTTAGCGTACCGGGCGACGGTGTGCCGATCCACGTGCAACGCTTTGGCTGCTTGCCCTTGGTTATACAAACCATCTGGCTCTACTTCGGGTTTGGTGATAATCATATAGCGTTACGTGTGATGGTTAGTGTGTTGGCTGTATAGTCCGTTTTAACGCTGAACTTGCAGCCCATCAAATTTTGAAACTGATACGTTAAAGCCTTGCCGTTGTCGCACGCTTTCGCATCAGGTAGGTAAAACGTTTTCGTCTTTCCTACGTCAATTGACCGCAAATCGTCACGTGTCAATTTGATTGCTTTTCCTGTTTCGTCTGCCATAAAAGTATAAATTTTATTAAAATTACTTACTTAGTTACTTATACCTTTGGAGAAAAAGAAAAACTGCCGTATATTTGCAGTTGGGTTTATGGTATGTTGGGCAAAATGTCCGACAGCCTTTCTTGTACTCGTAAGGTTAGTTACTTACTTATTTCGAGTGCAAAGATATTGGTAATAATTGGAATTTCCAAGAATTACCAATTATTTTCGTTTGTAATTAATGGTATTTAATGGAAATTAAAGGAAATTTGCACAAAATGGAACAAAAAGACCTTATCAAACGACTTAGTGATTACATCGAATATGATGCACTAACCAAACCAACCACCTTTGCAAAGGGGGCTGGTATAGACCCATCAGGGTTTAGTAAGATGCTAAAGGGGCAACAAACCATAACGGTTGATACCCTAAAAAAGATTGCTCATGCTTATAACATAAACCTCAAATGGCTTATGGATGGTGTGGGGGATGTGTATGCACGTGAAAGCGTGCCTGAACTGGAGCAAAACAACGAGACACGCCCACGTATTCCCATGGCGGTTGTTGCCGGACTTCTTACAGGCTTTAGTGATAGTATAAAATCAAGTGATTGTGAACAAATGCCGATTATTAAGGCTTTCCCACCATACGACTGCACAATGATTGTTAAGGGTGATTCAATGGAGCCTAAATTTGAGGGCGGCGACGAAATAGCAATAAGAAAGGTTTGTGATGTTATAGAATGGGGTAAAACCTATGTTCTTGATACTCGGGACGGTGCTGTACTTAAACGCTTGTATGATAATGGTGATAACTTTAAGTGTGTTTCATTCAATCCTGAATATCCAGACTTTGAGGTTTGCAAAGCCGATGTGTTCGGTATTTATAAAGTTGTAGGACTATTAAGAATATAATAAGGTATGAAAAAGGTATTAATTACATTGCTGCTTATGCTTGCAATGAGCGCAAATGCGCAAATCAACAATTTGGATGAAATAGAGATACAGGGCAAATGGGACGTTTACGGCTTTGGTGGCTCTTTCTCCAATTTTCCGTTTGAGTATCGTTTAGGTAACACACCTAAGTATCTGGAACTAAAGGACGGCAATTATACACGTTTCTATTTTCCTAATAATGATTGGATGTTTAAGGGCTATTGGTTGAGTTGTTCACAAACAGGGAAATACATTTTGCATTTGCTTCCATGGAATAGCGAAAGCGTTGTTAATTTCGTGGTTACGATGTTTGATAATGGCTTGTTGCATCTTTCTACCTACGATGAAAAGGGATGGATCGAGTTACGTAAGTCTGACACTGACGGTATAGAAAACGTTTCCGTGGACACTTCTAAAGCCGATACAAAAAGATACAACCTAAATGGCATTGAAGTGGGTGAAAACGCTAAAGGTATCGTAATCAGCAAAGGTAAAAAACAATTGAAATAAGCTATCTATATTCGGCACGCTCGGTTATTGTCTGGGCGTGCTGATATAAATAGACTGCTGCAAATTTTCAGCAAACAAAAATTAAGCAAAGATAATTATTTGATTATCAATATATTACAAAAGTAATATTTATATAAAGAGAAGAAGATAGAATTTGGCATGGAGGTTCTTGCTGCGATGGATACGCATCTTCAGTTTTTTGTCGATGATGTCCTGGCAAAACTGGAGGATACCTCTTTCCGTCTGCTCATCATAGCCTGCGTTCTTCACTTCTTCAACGAAATCGTGAGAATAGGCATCGATGACGGCTTGTTCATCAATCTGTCCGAAAAAGAGTTTGGATTGCTTACGGAATATGTTGTCGATATTGATACCTACCAATATCTGTATCTTTTTGACGTGTTCAAATTCCTCACGAAGTTTGAAATAGCCCGAACTTCGGAAATATCCTACTACTGCCTGAAAGGTATGAAAATCAAGCATGTTGTGGGCTATTCCCTTGAACTTCTCGAACAGGGAATTATCTGGAGTATTATTAAAAAACTTAGTGCTCATCTGTCTGTATCTCCTTAGGCTATTGGCACTTCCGCCATTCCCCCAAGCAGAAACATTCTTGTTAGTTTGTATGGTTGCTACCAAAACAGAAATGGCGTAGGGAATCTATCACTCACATTACCCTTGCCTATTGAGGTCCTAGGAAAACCTTTGATATTAAGGGTAAGAAGCAACAGAAACCTACGCCAAACTTGCATATAGATGATAGCATAGGATGCACTCTTCCCATAGAATGGAAAGGGCACACCTATGCCTGTGTATATACACGTAAGCGAAGGCGCCTACCGCTGTCTTCATCTGAATATCAATTTGAAATTTCCTAGGTTTCAATAGACCAGAAGAAAACGTAGTACACGTCTTTCTTAATTATGATAGGCCAAGCCATGGATTTTTACCTAGCCAGCGACTCATCGCCAACCATCCACGGCAAGACGATTGCAAAAGTACGAAAAAGAATTGGGATTTGCAAGAAAATCGGAAAGTTTCTTGCAAATCCCAATAAAATCAGTTATAAAGCAGCATATATTCAAGGCTTTTGCCCTTACAGGGCGCAGGGGGACAACGTCTTAATACCCAGGGTGTTGCCCTGGGCTAGGAGCTTCTGCCCTTTCAGGGCGTGCCGCTGTTTTGCAGTAGCATCACCCCTTCCTCTTCCACGTTATTATAAAAAGGACGTGTTTAAAGGGGTTCTTTGATGCTGGGAAAAATAGACTTCCTCTTCCACGTTATTATAAAAAGGACTGCCCTTTTTGCTGTTCCAATCCTTCATCGAATACACTATCGGGTGAATCATCTGATTGATTTGCCATCCCAATTCCCAAAGAGGATAGGTGTAATTATCATGATCCTGCTCATCTATCTTATCCTTGTTCAGAAGCACAAGGATGTCCCAGTCGGAATCTGCTTTAGCATCCCTTCTAGCCCTTGACCCGAAAAGGATAACCTTGGCATCTTTCGGCATAATCGACTCCGCTTTCTTCTGAATCGACTTGAGTACCTCATCTTCAAGATGTTCCTTATTTACAAGCAACATAATAGTATCAGTTTACGAGACTACCTCCTTTTAGTATAGCTAAAAATGCATCAATATCAATTGCCGTAAAATCGAATTCAGGATTAAATCTAATTACGTCATAATGATGATCTTGACTCACGATATACTTCGCATTTGCAGATATGGCACAATCGACAAACTTATTGTCATCAGGATCTGACTTTATCAACTGATATCGCTTTTGTGGATTAATAAAAATTGTATTAGAAGATGCTAATATAGCATTGATAATATTATTTGCTACCAATGAACCGACCTTTCTTGTCAATATCTCTTCATATTCCAAAACAACCTCATTCGAAACACACAACAAGTACTTTCCTGCCAAAAAGTCAAGAAGAATCTGATGATAGGGACTCTTTCTAGGAATCGACATCAACAAACAATTGGTATCTAACACTATCCGTTGCATTTATTCAGAATAAGGCGTTCTCATATGTTCATGCTTCCATTGCTCAATAGTATTTTCATCAATCAAGCCCTTATCCCACAATTCATCTGCGGCATCTATTGCTTTTTGCGCAAAATAACTAGATAGCATATCCGTGATTTCTGCCATCTGCTGGTCAGTATTGACATTAGACATCAATTCTACAACCCTTTGCTGATATTTATTTAATGAAGTTATTGTCGTCATAACACTACCATTTTAATTACACCGCAAAAATACGAAAAAGATTCGGAACTAACAAATATTCTGAGAGATATTTGCATTTATTCTTTTCTCTTCACCCAAACCTTGTGGCTGCCGCTGCCCATCCAACCTATCGGCGAAGTTCTGTCGGCGGTGATTTCCTTCAGCTCCAGGGAGGCGGCGGTGCGGCTCAGGTTGTTGATGTAGGCATAATCAGAGAGTGTGATGAAACCATTGGCTTCTATCACCTCCAGAGCACGGGCAATGCGCTCTTCCCTGGAATAGAGCTGCTTGCGAATCACCTTTACGCCACCCATATCTCGCTCCAGGTCACGGTCGGTTTCATGCTTCACACTCTTGAGAAATTCAGGAGACGCCTTGAAGTTGATGTCCTTCACGCCCACCTTGCGATACGTCATCTTATCATCTTCACTCTGCATTTCCGTAGTCTTATCGTCCTCGAAACCGAGGGAGAGGGAGAAGGTGCCGATGCCTTCCAGATTCACATTGTAGCCCATGGAGAGCATTTCTACCAACATATCAGCCACATCCAGCAACACAGCCTCCGTGGTACTTTCCGAAATGCCACGATGGTAGCCCTGCATCCTCTTGATGAACTCTTTTCTGGATAGTGTCCGATTGGTCACCATCTTGGGATAAACTCTGCGCTTGCCTTCATTACGCATATCAGTTAACTCTTGCAACTTATACTTTGCCATAACGATTCCTTTCTTATTAAGATTGTTATCACTCCATATTGAGATAGCCATTACAGTCAAGAGTAATGATGATTGCTCCTCATCATAATAGTTCTCAAACCTAGAGATAAAAGTATTTATCCCTAGATGAAAGTTCCGTTCAGCGACGTTGAACCGACATTCAGCGACGTTGAATGCAGATTCAGCGACGTTGAACGTACATTCAACGTCGCTGAACGAAACTTTCTATTAGGCAAAAGTACATTTTTTCCTAATAACAACCAAGACTTTTCCTAAGATTAACACAAAATTAATACAGGAAGGAGGGAAAAAGGGACAAAAGGCATGAGGAAAGGAGATAAGGCGCATAAAGAAAAGATGTTTTTTATTTGGTAGTCTCACCATTTATTCGTATCTTTGCCAACAAAGAGAATATCACTTAAAAGAAAGGCGAGCAATTATGGCAAGAAAACTATATCCGATAGGAATACAAACTTTCGAACGAATCAGAGTGGAAGATAAGTTCTACATCGACAAGACGGAATATGTATATCGTATGGCACATACGGATGGTACTTATTTCTTCCTGAGCCGTCCACGCCGTTTCGGAAAGTCGCTGTTGCTAACTACCATGCAGAGCTATTTTGAAGGAAAGAAGGATCTTTTCAAAGGACTCGCCATCGAAAAGCTAGAAAAAGATTGGATAAGCTATCCGGTGCTGCATTTCGATATGAGCATGGGCAAACACATGGAGATAGCCCAGCTGGAAAGATATTTCGACCAGCAACTTGCAGAACAAGAGCAGAAATGGGGCATTACGAATCCGGCTGTTGATGCCA